TGACTGTATTAATTGGTCTTTTGTAATTTTTGTAACATCAACTGCTAGATCTAAGTCTCCACTGGTCGCAGTGTTTCCTGTACTACCTAACATATTATCTAATAGAGACAGTCCAGTAAGTTTTTCTAACTGTTGTACTGTTGGTTTGACATCCGCAAGATTAATCCTTTGAGTTAAAGGTGTTCCGGTTTCGTCTTTGAATACGTTTCCACCCTCAAGTATTATCATGCTTTTATGTCGCCTTTAGCAACTTCATCTCTGATTCTATCGTATATTTCTCGTTGTTGCGGATCTTTAAGATTCAATTCCATGTTACCTGCTGTGGCAATATCCCCCACAACTTTAAATGGAGCAGTGTTAGCTCCTGCCAATTGGCCCGCTTGCGGTGCACGTGATGGTTCCGATTCTGGATCTAATGCTAACTTGCTTGCATTAGTTAATATTGTGCTAAATGATTGTTCTGTTTGTTTTGGATCACTAGTGATCTTGTTTACTAGGTTAGCAACTATTCCCTGAAAGTCACCGCCGGTGCTTTTTAATTGATAAGATCCTAATAGATTATCGTCTATCCATTTAGTTAACTGTTGTGTCTCTTGTTGTTTTGTTAGGGGGTTGTAATCATTGATACGTTCTAAATTTTGTTTCATCTTGCCCCAAGCTCTTGCGGCCACTTGCGACATTTGTGCTATTGCCTGAGCGTTTACACGAGTGTCCTTAGATTGTGTGTACCCTTGTACAGCCGCTTTGGTACCTTTAACAAGTCGGTCTAGTATGCCTGCTTCTGTAATTTCATTAATCTTCATCTTTACGTCTCACTGACCTATAAAACTTTTTTGGATCTCTAGTTTTAATAGCGTTAACGAACTTACGTTGAAGGTCGTCTGCTTGGTCTCTGTCGTATGCCATATCAATCTGTTCAAACAGATTAATTGCTGACTGGATAATATTACTGGCACGGCTTTCAACAAGATGTGTTTTATCTTTTGGAATGTGCAAGTCATTTAGTTCGTCTAATATACTTCTAGTCTTTTTTTGCATGGTTTATTATTCTCTCTAGTTTGTATATTTATCAACTTCATAAACATAATATTCTTTAAGATTTATTTCATGTTCTGCCTCATGAAATACCTCAGCTTCGAAACTTCTTAAAAGGTTTTGATTATACAAGAATGAGTTCTGTTCTTGCCATCGGTTAATTGATTGCTTGTAATTATATTTTTGTATAACACTAATGAATTCTGGTTTCATCTCTACAATGTCAGAGAATTCTAAGTTAATTACCTTATCTAGTTTAATTGGCCTAAATGGTTTAAGATAATTTTTAGCTGTTTCTTTAGCTTTATCTCTATACCCCTGATCGTTGCCTGTCTCTGCTAGCCAAGGGTCACTGGGAATATAATAATGGTTAACTGCTCTGATCCACCTATAGAGTCTACTCTTATACGTTGATGTAGTAATATTAATAATACTGTTAACAGATTCTAACGGTGTGTTTCCTAACCAACAATGTGTACCTATCCATTCAGGCTTACCCCACTTTTCTAATTTAGTAAACAGTTTTTTCTGATCGAATTCTTCAAAAATTGATTCAGTATCTCCTATCTTGCCAGCGTCGTGGTGGAGGCTTGCTATTCCTCCGTTATATATACTAACCACTGAAAACGAATCGTTTAATATGTCGCATAACATTCCGCCACAGGTATAATGAGGGAAACATACTAGATTATACATTGCATATCTTTAATAATGAGTCTTTCCATTTCTCTTCTCTGTCAGGATCATAAGCAATAAATTCAATGCCATCGACAAGATCAACTATCTTTTGATCTAGTTTAATATTTAATTTAGGTAATATTTTTTCTTTAAGATAGGTTAAATGAATAATGGGTTTTGGTTGCACTTCATCGCCTCTATTAGAAAATTTTTGAGAATACGATTCCATACCATCGGTGTCAACCCAAGGTAATACTTCTGTGTCTTTGTCTAAAAAGTCAACAGCATAAGTTGAAAAGTATAGATGTTTAATCCCTAAAGATTTTAACGTGTGTGATAAGGATATAGCAAATAATTTAGATCTATTTTGAGACTGGGTTGGTCCAACTAATCGATGATAACTTTTAATTATTTCTAGTTTAGATGCACTTGAACTCCACCAAGTTTGACCAAACACTGTTGCTTCTATATCCTTATATATTGGATCAGCTTGTTTAATAGTTGTTGAATACTCATCTTCTAATAGTTTATCAAATCTATTAGACTGAGCCCATTGAACTAAAAATATATCATCCGATTTTGCCTTAACGGCCGCTTTGATTGCACAATTAAAGATAAACTCATTACCAGCTCCAATGTGTCCGTAGTTTTCTACGGAGCCAGTGAGTGCATCTAAGAGTTGAGGCCATTCAGGCCATATATGTCCTGATGCAAATCCATCGCCAAATGTGTAGATCTTCATTGGGTTTTAATCTGACTTAGTAGACTTTTTAATTTGCTACTTTGTATGTCAGCTGTTACTTTACCGTCTTCTTTTTTAGATTCTGTTGCTCCATCAGACACTGTGCTAGTAGATTTAACTGAGTCCATAATTTTACTGCCGCTCGGTGATGGTCTATTGTAATCACTCTGCCCTTCTTCACCCAGATCTGTGATACGCAATGTATCTACATTAAATTCTAAATCTACTTTTTGTCCAACACCCGAACTTGATCTAGTCTTCATTAACTGTATTTGATATCTGCCACGTTCTCGCATTGCACGACTTGTAAAAATACCAAACACATTATCAGCAGTATTAATTTTACTCAACCCACCTGCAATGTGACTGTGATCAAACTCTACTTCTTCCACTGCACCCCTATTCAACTGCGATGCTGTAACAAATATAATGTCTAGTTCTTTTGCTAGGTTACGCAATTCTTCTGACACATACTTGTCTTTAACAAACAAATCATTTGGCGACACTTTAGCACTCACCGGCATCAACAAATCTAAGTAGTCAACACAAAGAAAGTCTGGCTTTTTACCAGTTTGTATTTCAAGTTCTTTCATGTATGCTCTGATGTCATTTACTGTTGACTGTGCTGGCATATATTTAATACGCAAGTGTCCTGCTTTTTTACCTGCAAGTTTAACTTTCATTTCAACATTGTCAATATCTCTAAATATTTCTTTTGATGCAGTGTTAGTCATCATTGAATCCATACGCATAGCACACAAGCCTTCACTTAACTCTAGTGTTAGATAACAGCCGTTCATACCCAGCATTGCCCAGTTTACTGCCATGTTCTGCATAAACAAACTTTTACCTGAGCCGGAGCCTCCTGCCCATATCTGTAGTTCACCTCTGTTAAATCCGCCATACAACAATCTATCTAACATTGGCCAGCCTGTTGATACTTGCCCGTTACTAGACTTAATTTCCATTAGTCTGGCCTTAGGATCTAAGAAGTAATCTGTGCCCATATCTTTTGTTAATGATATCTGTACTGCATCTTTGATTAGTTTCTCTACAGGATCGTAGTCACCTTTTTCTAATAAGTCAGCCGATTTTAGAATTGCACGTTCTAATTCTTGTCTACGTGTAAACTTTTCAAACTCTTCTAAGAACCAATCAAAGTGTCCGTCTTTGGCTTCAGGTATTGGTGACAATTGAATTTTAGTAACAGCAGATACCTGCTTCATGTCAGGCATAGTGTTATGTTTGTCTGCGTGGTCTTTAATAAACTTTGCACATTCTATTAGACTACGATCAAAATTTTCTGGATTAAAGATATTTTGTATACGAGTATAACTCTGTGCATCTTGCAACATCATTTCAAGAAATAATCTTTGTATGTCAATTCCGTATTCTTTTAACAAGTTTCTTCCTCATAAGTTCAATTTTAATCTTACTAGTTTCTCTGTTATTCATAATAGTTATCAGAGTTCCTAATCTGCCATAACGTTTTACTGCATCATTTACATCTTTAACACCTTCGTGCCATTCAGGCATACTTACTGCCCACCCTAATTCTACTGCTCGTTCAACAAGTTTTAATCCTGCCTCGTCTTGGTCTGGTACTACTGTTATTTCTTTACGCAAGCTGGTAATCAGTTGTGCTTGCTTTGCATTAATATCATTATGTAATACTGCTAAACAATTCAGACTAAGTGCATCAAATATACCTTCAACTACTATTGCCTGTGTCCAATGATCTTGTTGTAAGTCAGTTCCAAACACATAGCCCTGTTGCTGTTCATTGATAAACTTTGGTTGTCTATCATCTAAGTATCTAGCTGACCAGCCAACTATTACTCCATCATATGTATATGGTATAACAATACGCTCTGCTTGTCTACCTTTTTGGTCTGGACTTATCATATAAGGATAGTCACCTGGATCAACTGCTCTAGACTCTAGATATTCAACATATGGTTGATCTGATTCTTCTATTAGTCTTAATTCCTTAGGTAACTCTAATGTGTTAAATGTTACTTTGGTAAGTTTAGTTTGTGTTCTATCTTCTGCTAGCTGACCAATATCTTTATGTCTTAAACTTTCTAAGTTAAGTGTTGAAATTGTGTTCTGATCAACACCCATCCAAGCCAACAGCTTACGAGTTTTAAATGACAGTGTTCTGCCCAGTTTAAAACTTGCCTTGTATCCACAATTGAAACAGTGATAACTCCAGTTTTCGCCATCGGGCTTTATACCGCCTCGCTTTCTTTTATCTGCCCTTTCTCCATTATGCTGGCAACAGACTGCATTGAATGAAACCCATCCACTTGAAGTTTGTTTGTGTTTGCCTGGTATAACAGATAAGATATCTAACATCAAACTAGTATAACAGAATTTATCTCCGGAATCAACTGTTTTGATATCATTTGGTGACCAATTTCATTGGGGTGCCCGCCTGGACATGTGACTAATTCTTTCTCAGGATGTCTTACTATCCAACTACAGTAATTACGCTCAGGCCATAACAATGTAGGAACATCTACAGGAGTAACTGGTGGCATAATATGGAATTGTAGCATTGGTATGTTTAATCTAGCACTCTTACCATCAAATAATCCAACAGCTTGTTCATAGTTGTATTGACGTAGTTCTTCACAATCACTATAAGCAATTAATTTTTTACCTACATCTCGAAAGTGTTCAGGAATAACACTGCTACCATAATCTACCCACGCTGAATGTATGAATTTGTTCCAAACAGGATCGTTTGAATAATGCTTGTGTTCGGGATCAAATAAACTAAAACGATCGTTGTCAGTTGTACCGTGCAGTACTAGACAGTCTTCTGGATTTGGTTCGTGT